CTTCTTTCCTGAAGCCTTTTGAACATTGGCTGTGGGGTTATTTGACCTCCCGGAGGCTTTTCAACGGACCGAATACCAGGGTTGTGGCCAAAGGCCTGAACATGACGGCGCGGGCGGGACTGATTGCGAAGAAGTTCAAGTCCCTGGACGATTGCGTCGTGTTTGAAGTGGACGGTAGTGCCTTTGAGGCGCACGTGGATGTTTGGCAACTGCAGCAGGAATTCGCTGTGTACTTGGCAGCACACAGCGGAGACCCCGAGTTAGCTCGCTTATTAGCTCGGCAGTTGGTTAACGAAGGGACCACTCAAGGTGGTGTGCGATTCTCCCGCTCAGGGGGACGCGCTAGTGGGGACTTTAACACGGGCATGGGGAACACCATAATCATGCTCGCGGTGGTTGTCGCGGTGCTTCGGCATCTGCAAGTTACCTTCGACGTCCTGGTCGATGGCGACAACGCTTTAGTCTTTCTGCGCGGTGGTGACTCTGAGCGGGTTGTGCGGTGTTTCGCCCCCCTTGCCCTTTCGTTTTCGGGACACGAGATGGTCCTCGAAAATCCCGTGCGTGTCCTTGAGCACGTGAGATTCGGGCAGAGTGCACCAGTGGAACTGTCACCGGGGAGGTGGCACATGGTGAGGGATTGGACCAAGGTCATCAGCCAAATGACCTCCAACCATGCTCACCTACGGGAGCTCCCGTTTGTTGCACCATACCTTCGGGGTGTGGCGCAATGTGAGCTCAGTCTCCACGTGGGTGTACCTGTCGCACAAGCTTTTGCCGCCCGCTTGATACACGTTACGGAAGGGTCCAGAGCTGTAAATGAGCACTTTTACAGAGATTATCAGTCCCTAGGCGTGGATATTGCGCGTCGTGTTGAGGCCAAGTTCGTAGAGCCAACGACGTTGGCCAGGGAGAGTTTCAGTCGAGCCTTCGGTTTGGACCCGGATGCTCAGCTCGAAGTGGAGCGGCACCTCTCAGGGTTGTCTATGGTGTTGAGACCCTGGCGCGAAGAGGAATCTCCATGGGTAGACGAATTACTCTCAAGCCGACCTGGACTAGTCGACCAGTTCTACGGTGTTTCGCAGTAACTGAGGGTGTCGTGGGGGGCGGACGGGGAACTGACCCAACTGGCGAAAGGCAAGTTAGTGTTAACCCGAGAGGGTTGCACGATGATGCGTAGGCCTCGTATCCCAGGCGTGCCTGGGTGAATAAGCCGCCAAGCCACAGTTCCCAAGGCCTGGGTGATTAACCGAAGCCAGGTAGTTCTGCGTCGTGTGCTGTTGCAGTTGTTGCCACACCTCGTTTGGGGAGTA